ATTCTGGTTATCTGATATGGTGAACCAATGTATGTAATGGTTTGACCAGACTGGAACTCCCTGTGGCTCCTATGGTGATAATGTCCGGTATAAGTGTGTTCAAATTTGCTTGCTACATCTGTAATTGTCAATCCTGAATCTGACATTCTACCACCCATATCAAAACCAACAATATCAAGATGAGCGAAACAATACTTATAGTTATTAAGAACAACCTGTGAAAAATCCTTATAGTCAGTAATCCAAGGCAACATTAACACTGTCTCATTGTCAAATTTGACCTCTGTAGGTCTATCATAAACAGTAACATTTGGCAACAAGTCAATGGCTTTAAGACTATGGACTTCTGTGGTTGTTGTATGGAAAATATCGTGATTACCAACAATCACATGGACTGTAAAGTCTTTAAATGTATTCTTAAAAAGGTCAATCACAACATTATCAGTCTGAACATTGATATTCTGTCTAGTGTCAAAAATATCTCCACAGACAATTATTGTATCAATCTTTTTTTCTTTCAATTCAGGAACAAACTGTTCACGAAAAAATCGTAATTGTGACTGTTGAAATCTACTATCACTTTTTTTGCATCCGTAAATGTAAATCTGCTAATAATGCTATTTTCATAAAATCAAATATAATAATTTTGAATTTAGTATTTGTTATTTAGATTATATAAGTTTCAGTCAATGCTTGAAAAATCCTTATTTATTTCTCGTTTCATTCGTCTAATTCTTTCTAGTTTCTGTTCCTTTTCAGCATTCCTATATTGTTCAAATAAATGTTCTATTTTTTCATCAACATAGTCAATATTTAGGCTACTACCAGGAATACCTTGCATATTTGGATGACTAATTATTAGGTCAGTATTCTTCAAATATACAATGTCATCTGATATGCTCATCAAGTTCAAATCCATATCCCAGTATAAGAATGAAGCCAATGATGTATGTGTGGCTCGCAATTCAATACAGTGTCCGAACACCTAGACAACATTCTTCAACAAGATTGTATTTGTCTTTTAGATATTTGATTAACTCTTCAGATACCATTATGAAACCTTCATTTCAGAGAATAATGATTTTTTCTCTATCTGTATAATTTCATTGAAGTTTACTTGTGCATCTGATAGTTTATGTGATATTAGATAAATTCCAAGGTCTTTATTTTCTTCAGATACAATGTTGTATAGTGTGGATAAGAATTGTTCAATACCAGACTGGTCAACACCTGCATCCAATACTTCATCAATCATTAGAATGGAACAAGACCAATTACTGATAATCTTACTAATATCAAAGAATGACAATAGAATTGCCATATCTATTCTACATCTTTCGCCACCACTGAACTGATTATAGTCTTGTTCAAATTTACCAGTCTTAATGGTTTCTTCCATATATTGATTAAATTCAAATGATAGTGGTAATTCAAATTTCTTTAGATAGTAGTTAATCTTATTATTCAATATTGGAAGTAGTTTTAGGAAAAAGAATGCTCTCAATCCATCGTCTCCCAATATGTCAATCATTTGTGTATCTATTTCTATCTTATGGTTTAGTTCATCTAGTGTATTCTTGACTTCAACTAATTCTTCTTCCAGTTGAGTTATCTTCTCATTGTATGAATCCACTGACAATTCACAGACCTGATTTTTGACTTCTACAATTTGGTCTTTCAACTGTTGAATGGTCTTCTCATAGTTAGTCTTGGCGAACAATTCCTCTTTAACTTTATCAGATATCTGTGTGATAAGTTGTTTATTGTTGTTTACCTTTTCTTTTTGTGCATTATATTGTGCTTCCAATTCTCTCAAGTGTGGTATAGTTTCTTCTTCAAGAATTTTCAAATCATGTTTCAATTTCGTAATATGTTTCTTGGCATGACCTTTATCAAGTTCAGAACCACAAATAGGACAACTACTATTATCACCAATCATTTTTAGTGTTTTCAGTATGTTTGCTTTTTCATGTTCTGCTACACCAATATTGCTAGATAGTTTGGCAAATTCTTCATCAGAAGGACATTCAGTATTACCTTCAATTTCGGCGATTTTGTCTTTACCAATCTTAATGTTCTTGATATTTTTCTTGATTTTCAAATCAAACTTGTTTATATCAGTCTCTAGTTTGTCAATTTGAGCTTTTCTATTTTCCTCAAATTTCTCAATGTGATTTCTAATATTTTCAACTGTTGCTTTGTTATCGTCAATTCGTTCTTGATAACTGGTTTCTTCGGCCAATTTCAATCGTTGGTCGGTCTTTTCAACCGTCATTCGTTTTTTGACTTCCTTACCCATTTCACTCAGAACATCTATATTGAAAATGCTTTCAATCAGTGCTCGTTTATCACCAATGCTCATAGATAAAAATGGTTTGTTATTCGTGACTGCTATGCCAACAATATTCTTGAAGAGTCTTTCATTGATACCAAGCAATTTATCTATTTCTTCCTGGTTCAATTTCTTGGAACTAAGACTATCCAATACGATACCATTTTTCTTCAGTTCAAATAGGACTGGTTTCAATCCACGAGTGATTTCGTAATTGTCTTTTCCAATGTTAAATTCTATATTAACAACTAGGTCTTTATCATTATACTTATTGACCAGTTTAGCCATCTTAATATTTCTAAATGGTTTGCCAAATAGACAGAAATTTATGGCATCCAAAATTGTAGATTTACCACTTCCGGTTTTGTGCTTTAATTAGATTTAGACCTTTATGAAAATCTAGTTCAGTCCAATTGTTGCCATAACTTAATATATTTTTGAACTTTATTCTTTTAAAATCAACAAACATTTAATTCCTCTAGAACACAATATAACAAATAAAGCGACATAGTAATTTTAATGGTCGCTTTTTATTTGTGTCTTACTTTAATTAGATATTGGATGTAGTAATCTTCTTGTAATCAATGAAATTTTTTATAACGAAACCTAAGTTCTTCATATTACTTAATGTTTCAGAAATAAAGTTCAAGAAATATTTCTGTTCATTGATTTCACGAAGCAATTTACAGTATTCTGGATTTGCATTTATCTGGGAATCAATTTCTTTTGCATTTGACCAGGAAAAATTGTCTTGGAACTTATAGAATTTAACAAGTTCACCATATTTTATACCAGCATCTATTTCAAGTTTCTTCACAACATAAGTCTGATTGGCATACATTTTCTGATATTTGCCAATCAATGTAGGTAGATAGTTATTCTTGTCAATAACATCTCTAAGTCCTTCAGGCATCTTTAGTTCTTCTTCTACGGCTTTTTCTAGATCTTGAAATTCTTTTATTGTCATATACATTCCTTTATTTTTCACAAATATAATAATATTTGTAAAAGATATTTTACAATTCCATTTTTGATATGTATATGAACTTTCTTAAAAGTTTTTTAACTAAACTTTGGTTAAATCAATGGAAATCTTTATTAAGGTATTCAATTTCATCTTATATTTAGTCATTGGCGGTGAAATCCTTACTTATTTTTTTAATCTTGTCTTCAACCAATGATTCTTTATATTTCTTTATAAGAACTCTAATTATATTCTTATATTTTTCCATAGTAAGATTTTGAATTTCATTTGCACTTAAATAGTATGGTATGTATGCTGGATGGCAACCCAGGTCTTCCTGTACAAATCCAGATTCTATTAAATTTTTGTCTTTTGATAAAAAAATACCTAGCTTAACATGCTTACTTTCATTAGGCAAAGCATAATTTTTCATAGCATCTAAAGTTTCACACTCATAATTTAAATATTTGAAATATCTAGACATTATTCAAAATCCTTATAGTTCCAAGTTAAACTTCAAAGTCCTGATTTAGTCTATCTAATTTTCTATGAATAAGCTGTTTTCTAAGTTTAGTGTTTAACTCATTCATTTTCTTATCATATAGTTTTCGTGTGAAATGAGCCGCTTGATATTTGCTAATTTCAACATATTCAGCATCTAGTTTAATAATGAGCTCAGTATTTTCTTGTTTTGGGTTAAACCACCCTGCAGCAATGCTATCATAACAATTACACCAGATACAAAGAATACATTCATCATTACTTATTCGCTCATTTATCTTTTCACTTTCTAGTAATGTTTTGAATGATTCTTTCATCTTCTCATACGGCATTATATAGCCAATATTAAACTGCATTGTGAACATTATCGGAAATCCTTATCTAAGTCTTTTATCTTGTTTGATATTTTTCTCAATTTATTATAGT